GACAATTTGGTCAGATTGCTAGCGCACGAGAGACAGAACAAAAACTTGCTGAGATTTCTGGTATGAAGTCACTAGGAGTTTCTGGTCTAACAAGTGCAGTAATCGACAAGTCTGCTGCAGAACTTAAGAAACTAGAAGATTTGACTCGACAAGAAGAAGCACGATTTAGTGCTAAGGCTGGAACCATTGGTTCTAAGAGTCTTGCGTCACAATCAAGAGCCAATCGCGTAATCTAAAAATAGAATCCTAATGGACCTACCAGCCCCATTAGCGTATAAGACTGGTAGTAAGAGCCAGACCATTTCCCCGAATGGAACCTGAGGCTTGCGAACTAACTACGAATAGAAGGGTGGCGTTGCTATGAGCAACAACTACTGGGACGACGAAGACGATGACCTAGACACAATCGATGAAGCACCTATGGATGGAAGCGACTTACTTAAAAAGTTGCGAAAAGCCAAGCGTGCTGACGAGAAGCGTATTAAGGAACTTACTGAGCAACTTGAGACATTTTCCAAGTCGCAGCGTGAGGCAACCGTCAAGTCAGTACTAGAAAAGAAGGGCGTCAATCTTAAAGCAGCCCGTTTAGTAATGAAGGACTTGGATGACATTAACGAAGAATCAGTTTCTAACTGGCTCGATGATAATGCAGACTTGTTCGGACTAACGGTTAACGAAGATAGTTCTAGTGTAAGTCAAGAAGACCGCGCTGCATTACGCAACCAGGACTTGGTTACACAGAACGCTATGACCCCTGACCGAGCAAATGATATTGAATACCGAATGTCTCAGGCAACGTCTGAAGAAGACATTCTTTCAATCTTACGCTCACAATAATCATATCCGTTCATAGTCACTTGGAGGTGACCGCATATGCCTAACGCATATACATCCACAGGCTCTACCACTCTTGGTGGTACAGTCGGCGGTGCAGGTCTTGTACAGAAGGCGTATGACCGTCTTCTTGAGTTCGCTCTCCGCGCCGAACCACTAATTCGTTCAGTCGCAGACAAGACACCAGCACAGCAATCAATTCCAGGTTCAACAGTAGTTCTACAGAAGTACGTTGACCTAAACGCAGTAACAGATACTCTAACAGAGACAGTAGACCCAGATTCAGTCGCGTTGTCAACACCTAACACAGTTACAATTACTCTTAATGAGTACGGTAACTCTGTTCTTGTAACACGCGCTTTGGAACTATTCTCACTTGCAGATGTTGACCCAGCAATTGCTAACGTAATTGCGTTCAACCTTGCAGACTCAATCGACCAGGTTGCAATGACTACACTTAACGGTGGAACAAACGTAATCTACGGCGGTTCAACTGCTACATCAACAGCAACAATCACTGCTGCTGCAACACTAGACTCAGCAGACATCCGTAAGGCTGTTGCTAAGTTGCGTTCAAATAAGGCTGCATACCGTAAGGGTTCACTATTCTGGACTGGTATCCACCCAGAAGTTTCACACGACCTTCGTGCAGAGACAGGCGCAGCAGGATGGCGCGACCCACACAATTACTCATCACCAGACAACATCTGGGCTGGAGAAATTGGACAGTACGAAGGCGCATTCTTCGTAGAGTCACCACGTTTGTTCAATGCTAAGTCAGGTGCAGACCAGTCAGCATTGGCTACAACAGCAGTAACAGTTGCAGGAACATCAGCAGGATTCACATTCGGCGTTGCTTCATCATCTGTAATTGCTAACCGCGCTGAAGTTGGCGACAAGATTTCAGGTACAGGCGTTGGCTCATCTGCAAAGATTACTGCTATCGCAACATCAGGTTCAACAACAACAATCACTGTTGATGTTGCTAACTCTGCTGCAGTTACAGTATCAACAGTTATCACTGTTACACCAGTAACTCGCGTATTCTCAACAATCGTTGCTGGAAAGCAAGCAATGGCTCAGGCAGTTGCTGAAGAGCCACACGTTGTTATCGGACCAGTCGTTGACAAGTTGATGCGTTTCCGCCCAATGGGTTGGTACGGCGTACTCGGCTTTGCACGCTACCGTGAAGAAGCACTTTACCGCCTGGAAACAGGCTCATCAATCGCTGCTCTCTAGTAGTTAATTGACGCTGTGGCAGGGGGGAAACTCCCTGTCACGGAGTAAGTTCACTAAGGAGGACTAATGGCTACTTGGCTATTCAAAACACCAACAGTACAAGAAGGTCCTATTGGTGGAGCACGCCTATTTTACTTCTATAAATTAGATGTAGGTGTGTCAATCGTAAAGCAAAACGGAGTCTACTCCCAACAGCGATACATCCTTGATTCAGACATCCCAACCTTTGAGCAAGTCTATCGCGGTGGTAGAAACTACAACGTGGACGATACAACAAAGGCAGCATTAATTGCTGGTGGAGTTGGTGTCACAGAGGCAAACTTTACAGAGGTATAGGGACAAATGGGATTACATCAAAGACAGACACATCCAGAGTATGTAGAAGGTTGCTTTGGTTGCAAGATACAACTTCTTGAATTATCTACTGGCGATGCCAAGCGAGATATATCGGATAAGAAGTGGGTCGGAGAATTGAATGCCTACAAAGAAGCAAGAGCACAGGGTATTCAACCAGCAGGAACAACGCACAAGCATATCCAACAGGCATACACAGCAAGTGAGGTTCTTAACAAACCTTACAACGCTGACACTATGCCAACTGCAACAAACATCACCAAACAAACCGTCGAAGTAATGAAAGAAGTGGGAGCAATATAATGAAGATGTCAGCAAAGAATAAGATGCACGAAATGGGCGAAAGCAAGAAAGAACGTATGATGGAATATGGCTCACCTAAGGCTGGAATGAAGAAGATGGCTAAGAAGGCAGTTGCAAAGAAGACTGCTAAGAAGATGGTTATGAAGAAGATGGGTAAGAAGAAGTAATTATGCCAATGTCATATGATGACTACCAGAACAAGCGTTCTTGGTTAGTCGATACCGCAGAAACTCCAGCAGACAAGCAACGTCTTAAGGCACAACTTGCAAAGTTAAAGGCTCAGTACGATGCAGGTAAGGCTAAGGCTTCACCTTCTGCTAAGCCACTTACAGGTGCTGCTGCAATTAAGGCAATTCAGCAACGCACATCTGATGCAGGTGTAGCAAAAGCAGAAGCACAAGCACGTGCTGCTATTGCAAAGAAGCACCCAGGACTTGTTATTCCTGAGGTAAAGAAGGCAACAGACCTATCACGTTCAAGAAACAAGAACTTCGGAAAATGAAGAACAAAGTGCAAAAGGTTATGGGCGAATTCAAGCGCGGAACCTTACACGCAGGGGTTAATCCTAAAGGACCGAAGAAGGCACCTATTGTTAAATCTCGTAAGCAGGCTATTGCTATTGCTCTCTCTGAGGCTGGCAAGTCGAAAGCGAAAAAGACTGTTAAGAAAGCGAAGAAAAAGTAATGGACCCAAGACTAAAGCGAGCAGGAGTGTCAGGCTTTAACAAGCCTAAGCGCACACCAAGTCATCCAAAGAAGTCACACGTTGTTGTGGCTAAAGAAGGCGATAAGGTCAAGACTATTCGCTTTGGTCAACAGGGTGTTACTGGCGATAAGAAGCCAACAGCACGTCAAGCATCATTCAAGGCTAGGCACGCAAAGAACATTGCCAAGGGCAAGATGTCTGCAGCCTACTGGGCAGATAAGGTGAAGTGGTGAAGAAGAAAGCATTTTGGGATACAAAGAACCCTAAGAAGAAATCAACTCCTTTGACTCCAGCACAGAAGGCTAAGGCAAAGGCAGCAGCCAAGAAGGCTGGTCGTCCTTACCCTAACCTTATTGATAACGCAGCAGCAAAGCGAAAGGGTAAATAATGGCAACAGGTACAGCAGGTAGTTCTTTTACTAGTGAACTCAACCGCTTGGCTAATGGCGGAACTTACCCAGCAATCAGCGCATATGTTGCTCCTACTAAGGCTGCAAATGTTTATGCTGGGACAACTGGCTTAGCACTTATTGGTGCTTTGAATCTTAAGGCAGATGCTAACCGTCAGCCAGATGACTACAAGGCATTGGGCGGAATTTGCAATGAACTAGCAGGAACGACAGACTTATCCCCGACTGATGCCTTAAGGAGTATTAACCTGTGACAACACTAGCAAATCTTATTGATGAAGTTCTCATCAATCTCTCAGGTTATACATACCAGCAAGAGCGGTCAACATATCTGACTCAGGCTGTTACAACTTTGACCTCACCAAGTTCTAATCCTACTGTCTTAAGTCTTGGTTCTACCGACAACGTAGGTAAAGGTGTCCTTGAAATTGATGAGGAACTATTGTGGGTTGACTCATTTGACCGTATTGCTAACACAGCAACCATTGCTCCCTATGGTCGTGGGTATCTAGGTACATCAGCAACTACTCACGCAGTAGATGTCAAGGTCACAGTATCGCCAATCTTCCCACGCTACTCAGTTAAGAAGGCTATCAACGACACTATCCGCGCTATGGGAAATCAGTTGCTTGCAGTCAAGCAGACTTCTTTCACATTCAATGCAGCGGTAAACACATATGGTTTCAATGACTTAAACATTGATAGAATTATTCGTATTGACTGGCAAGATGTAGGACCTACTGAGGAATGGATTCCAGTACGTCGCTGGGACTTTGACTCCTTTGCAGATGGTTCTGTATGGGGCTCAAATGCTCAGACAATAACAATGAGTGACTACATTACAGCAGGTCGCATAGTCAAGGTTACATACTTGACTACACCTGCAGCACTAGAGAACTCATCAGATGTATTTACAACAGTAACTGGCTATCAGGAGTCAGCAAAGGACATTGTTGTTCTAGGTGCTTCATACCGACTACTGACATACCTAGACCCTGCTCGTGCAGCACAGATAAGCCCACAGGCAGATGAGACAGATGGCAAGCGCCCATACGGTGCAAGCGCATCTGCAACCAAGCAACTTTATGCACTCTACTCGCAACGGTTGCGGGAAGAAGTTTCAGCCCTCCAGGGTCAATATCCCCCACGAGTTCACTACAGCCGATAGGAACCTGAATGACAACACGCAAATACTCCTCACGCTCTCAGCAGACAACCCTGACTGGAGCAGTTACATCTGGTGCTACATCAATGACTGTAGTTTCAGGCACCGCACTTTTAGGTGGTGTGACTATTACAGCGGGAACAACCTTCACGCTTGTAATTGACCCTGATACAGCCATTGAAGAAATTGTAGATGCCACCGCGAACTCTACTAACACCTTCACAATAACCCGTGCCATAGATGGCTCGTCTGCTCAGGACCACTCAGCAGGTGCAGCAGTCCGTCATATGGCGATTGGTCGTGACTACCGTGATGCCAACACACATACAGAGGCATCTGCTTACTACAATGATGGTGCAGGTAATGGTCACACGCTACACGGTATTGGCTCAGGTGAAGGTGATGTAGTAGGTACTGCTAAGACACAGACCCTTACTAACAAGACTCTTACAGCACCAACCATCTCTGACCCAACGATTACTGGCACAGCATCTGCTGGTGCAGTATTGGTCTTTGAAGGTACAACTGCTGACGCATACGAGACAACTCTGACTGTAGTTGACCCAACACAGGACAACACAATTACATTGCCTAATACAACAGGCACAGTAACTATTAATGATGCTACTCAGACACTTACCAACAAGACTATTACAAGTCCTATTATCGGCGGTAGCCCAGTCATTACTGGTCTTTCATCTGTTGGTATGCTTACATCATCTGCAACACCAAAGGATTATGTAGATAGCATTCTAAGTTCGGCAACAGCAGCCACTACATCTGCAGCATCTGCCGCAACCTCAGGCACCTATGT